CGCGCCCGTGATCACGCCGGACGACGTGGCGCGCGGCACGGAGCTTCTGCGCCGGTACAAGGACGGCAAGCGCGCGCTCGAGGCGCGCATCATCGCCGATGAGCAGTGGTACCGTCTGCGGCACTGGCAGTACCTGCGTGACCGCAGGCGCGAGCAGGGGGCCGACGTGGTGGAGCCGACGAGCGCGTGGCTGTTCAATGCCATCGTCTCGAAACATGCCGACGCGATGGACAGCTTCCCGGAGGCGGTGATCCTGCCGCGCAGCGAACAGGACGAGCCGGACGCAAAGGCACTGTCGGCCATCGTGCCGGCCGTGCTGGAAAAGACGCACTTTGAGCAGGTATGGTCCGATGCGTGGTGGTACAAGCTCAAGCACGGGTGCGCGGCCTATGGCGTGTTCTGGGACAGCGCCGGGAGCAACGGCCTCGGCGACGTGGCCGTGCGCCAGCTCGACCTGCTGAACCTGTTCTGGGAGCCGGGCATCACCGACATTCAGGCCAGCCGCAACCTCTTCGTGTGCGCGCTCATGGACAACGACGACATTTCCGCCGCCTGGCCCGACGCGCGGCCCGGCAGCTGCGGCGTGGAGCTGGCGCAGTATCTGTACGACGACGCGGTGGACACCTCCAACAAGAGCATCGTCGTGGACTGGTACTACAAAAAGCCGCTGCCCGGCGGCGGCACGGCGCTGCACCTCATTAAATTCACGGGGCGCGACCTGCTCTATGCGAGCGAGAACGACCCCGCCATGGCCGGCGGCTTCTACCCGCACGGGCAGTACCCGGTCGTGTTCGACGTGCTCTACCCCGAGGCGGGCACGCCGTGCGGCTTCGGCATGATCGCCGTGAGCAAGGACCCGCAGCAGTACATCGACCGCCTGAGCGGCAACCTGCTGGAGATGAGCATGAAGGCCTCCACCCCGCGCTTCTGGGTCAAGAAAGGCTGCGGCGTGAACGCGCAGGAATTTCTCGACTGGTCGAAGCCGCTCGTTGAGGTCGAGGGCAGCATCGACGACGAGCGCCTGCGCCAGATCAGTCTCTACAACCTCGACGGCCAGTGGGTGAACATGCTGCAGCTGAAGATCGACGAGCTCAAGGAGACGAGCAACAGCCGCGACGTAACGCAGGGCAGCGTGTCCGGCGGCGTGACGGCGGCGAGCGCCATCGCGGCGCTGCAGGAGGCCGGCAGCAAGTCCAGCCGCGACACGCTGCGCGCGAGCTACCGCGCGTTCGAGCGCGTGGTCGAGCTCGTGATCGAGCTCATCCGCGCGTACTACACCGAGACGCAGCCGTTTCGCGTGGCAGCGCCGGGTGCGCAGGGCTACGCATTCTGCACGTACTCCAACGCCGGGCTGCAGGCCCGGACCGTGGGCATGGACGCGGACGGCATGGCACTGCAGCGCGCGCCGGCGTTCGACGTGTCGGTGCACGCGCAGAAGGAGAGCCCGTATGCGACCGCGTCGCAAAACGAGCTGGCGCGGCAGCTGTATCAGCTGGGGGTCTTTAACCCCGCGTTCGCGCAGCAGGCGGTGCCGATGCTGGAGATGATGCAGTTTCCGGGGCGCGACAAGGTGCTCGAGGCCGTGCGCAGCAGCATCGTGCCGCCGCAGCCGGAGACACCGGACGCGGGCACGAATACGAACGCCGACCCGCTGCTGAAAGCGCAGGCGGAGAAAAACCGCGTCATCACAGAAAGCGCCCGCTGAGGGCAGAAGGGAGCACAGAATATGAACGAAACCAATCTTTCCGCCGCGCCGGAGCAGAGCGCTCCTGCCGCCGCACCGGAAGCGGCCGCGCCGCACG